TGAGACTGAACAATCAGTTCGTGAAGCTGACGCTAGAAGAACCGATCAAATGATCGATTCATTCAAGCGTATTGCTTCTTTGGTATTTCGTGATGTTTTCTCTAAGATAGATCGAGAGATCTATCTTGGGAACATCATACCAAAACATGGTCCCGGAACTACTCAGGATGCTACGATTGGCAATCGTAAGTACCTTTGGAATACCTGGACCGACCGTATGGAATACTTATTCCCCGCGCGAGAATTTCTTGCAACGCGGTACGGTTTTGCTAATAGCAAATGTATAAACTGGTTGGAGCCTGGAACAGAACCACCCGTTAGGGTCATTACTGTTCCTAAAACGTTGAAAACACCTCGAATTATTGCAATTGAACCTGTACACATGCAATATGTGCAGCAGGGTCTTCTCGAACAATTCGTTGAAAAGATTCACGAGGATGACATCTCGCGATCTTTTATCAGATTCGATGATCAAACGCCTAATCAGCGTTTGGCATTGAAGGGTTCCCGAGAGGGTGACCTAGCGACACTCGATTTGAGTGCTGCTTCTGACCGTGTTTCCAATCAGCTTGTGCGGGACATGTTTAGTCATTGGCCTCATCTTTTTGAGGCTGTTGACTCTACACGTTCACGTAAGGCCGACGTTAATGGCAAGGTTATTAGGCTTGCCAAATTCGCGTCTATGGGTTCGGCTCTCTGCTTCCCTGTGGAGTCGCTAGTGTTTATAACAGTAGCGCTCTATGGGATTGAGCAGTCGCTTAAACGCCACCTTACCAGGAAGGACCTAAAGGCCCTTTCTGGTTCGGTACGCACTTTCGGGGACGATATTATTGTCCCCGTAAAGTATGTGCATGACGTCGTCAACGCACTTTCAGATTTTGGTCTGAAGGTCAATGTTGGCAAGTCTTACTGGACTGGAAAGTTCCGTGAGTCTTGCGGTAAGGACTACTACGATGGGTTTGACGTTTCTGTTGTCAAACTCAGGCGTGATATCCCTACCCGTCGTCAGCATGCTGAGGAAATCGTTTCGCTTAGTTCCTTTAGAAATCAGTGTTTTAAGGCTGATCTCTATGAAACGGCGGACGTCTGCGATAGGATTTTGGAATCATTGATCCCTTATCCTTCCGTAGGCGAGAATTCCCCGGTGATCGGCAAACATGTTCATCCTACTCAGATTGACGTAGGACGAATGTGCATCAATCTTCAGCGCCCTCTTGTCAAGGGAGTTAAGATTGACGTCACTATCGGGAGAGATCCCCTTAATGACGATGCCGCTCTCCTCAAGTATTTCTTGAAGAGGGGCCCTGCCCCACTCTCAAGTGATCACTTGGAGCGTGCAGGTCGTGCCAGGTCGATTCGCATCAAACCTGGTTGGTTCTCGGCTCTGTGAGCTGAGAAGGCGGTTAACCGCTGGCCGGAGATAGATTTTTCTATCCTCGGGGGGCTAATTGCCCCCGGAGATGGACTAACATC